ATCTTAAATTTAGAACTCTTGATAAAAAATTAATTGAATACAGAAGTTCTACAGGACTAAACTATATTATTGAGGAAGACGAATAATGCAACAAGTTTTAATAGGTATTATTATAGTATTAGGACTTGGTAGCTATTGGTTATATAACGAAAACGTAACCTTAAAAGCTAACAACGTTGCCTTAGAGGGTGCTATAGCTACACAAGAGGAAGCGATAGAAAGTTTACAGAATGATTTTGAATTACAAACTACACAAATGAATGAGCTTACTATTAAAAGTCAAGCAGCACAAAGAGAACTAAACAGATATACACAGTTTATACAAAACTATGAATTATCTGCAAAAATACTAGCAGATCCAATAGAAATGCAAAGGAAAATAAATAATGGAACAAAACATATTATGGAGAACATCGAAGAAATCAGCGTTGTCGTTGATGATCTTGATGATGGCTTGCAGTTGCAGCCTGATTCCGACTAAACAAATAGAAGTAACAGCAAAACCACTAGACAGGAAGATTGTTCAACCTGTAATGCCTAGAGAAATTGATTTGCAAGAACCTATGTGGATTGTTGTAACACCTGAAAACTTAGACGAACAACTAGCAATTATAGAAGAACAAGAAGGAGAGCTAGTATTTTTAGCTATGACAATACCTGATTACGAGGTTATGGCTTACAATATGCAAGAACTAAAAAGGTATATAAGTGAACTTAAAGACGTTGTTGTGTATTATAGGACAGTTACTACAACTAAAAAGGAAGATTAATATGAAAATATCACAAGAAGGCATAAATTTAATTAAAAAATTTGAAGGTTGTAAACTTGAAGCATACAAATGTGCAGCAAATGTATGGACTATAGGCTATGGCTCTACTAAAGGTGTAAAAGAAGGAGATAGCATTACACAAGAAGAAGCAGAAAATCTTTTGATGAAAGACTTAGAAGTTTTTGAAGATGCTGTAAATAAAGCGGTGCAAAGATCAATAGTTCAATGTCAATTTGATGCTTTGGTATCTTGGACTTTTAATTTAGGTGCTGGTAATCTTAATTCATCTACCATGTTAAAAAAATTAAATAACCAAGAATATGACGAAGTAGCTTCACAAATGAAGCGTTGGAATAAAGCTAATGGCAAAGTTCTTGAAGGTTTAGTAAGGCGTAGAGAAGCAGAAGCTTTGCTTTATGAAGGTAAAGAGTGGCACGAGGTTTAATATGCCGTTGCAGAAGCTTACATTTAGACCAGGTATAAATAGAGAAGGAACTGCTTACGATAACGAAGGGGGTTGGTTTGATTGTAATCTTGTAAGGTTTAGAAAAGGTAGGCCAGAAAAATTTGGTGGCTGGGCGAAAACAACCTCTAATACTTACCTTGGTACTGCTAGAGCATTACATCCGTGGATTTCTTTAGCTGGTACTAAATTTTTAGGTTTAGGCACACATCTAAAATACTATATAGAAGTTGGTGGTTCTTTTAACGACATTACACCTATTAGATCTACCACATCAGCAGGAGATGTCACATTTTCTGCATCAAATGGTGACGCTACAATAACTGTTGCAGATACCGCACACGGTGCAGTTCAGAATGATTTTGTTACATTTTCTGGAGCAGCAAGTCTTGGCGGTAATGTTACGGCTGCTGTTTTAAATCAAGAATATCAAATAGCAACTATAGTAAACGCTAATAGTTACACAATAGAAGCCAAAGATACATCTGGCACTACGGTTACTGCAAATGCATCTGACAGTGGAAATGGTGGATCATCTGTTGTTGGTGTTTATCAAGTAAATGTGGGTTTGGATGTTTATGTTCCTGGCACAGGTTGGGGTTTAAATGGATGGGGTGAAGGAACTTTTGGTAGCACATCCACATTAAGTGATACTAATCAGCTTAGAATATGGACGCATGATAATTTTGGTGAAGATTTGATGATAAATCAAAGAAATGCAGGTATTTTTAAATGGACAGAAAATAACGGCTTAAGCACTAGAGCTGTAGAATTATCTGGTATATCAGGTGCAAATTTAGTTCCTACCAAAGCTTTACAAGTTATAACATCTGAAAAAGATAGGCATTTAATAGTTTTAGGTGCAGATCCTATATCTGGTTCTACGAGAACTGGAACTGTAGATCCTATGCTTATAGCATTTAGTGACCAAGAAAATGCTTTGGATTTTGAGCCCTTGTCAACGAACACTGCAGGTTCATTAAGGTTGTCAAGCGGCTCATCTATTATTGGTGGTGTAAAAGCACGACAAGAAATATTAGTTTGGACTGATACAGCTTTATATAGTATGCAGTTTATTGGACCACCATTTACATTTGGAATAAATTTAATAAACGAAGGAACAGGATTAATTGGTCCTAAAGCTGTGGTCACAACTCCAAGTGGTGTTTACTGGATGAGTTATAACAATTTTTATTTATACAATGGTAGTGTTCAAACACTGCCATGCTCAGTACATAATTATGTGTTTACAGACATAAACCTCACTCAATCATTTAAAATAAATGCCTTTACTATAAAAGATAAAAGTGAAGTAGGTTGGTTCTATTGTTCTAGTAGTGCAACCGAAGTAGATAGATACGTTATATACAATTATGTTGAGGGTATTTGGTTCTACGGACAGTTATCTAGAACTGCTTGGCTTGACTCTGGTATTGAAAACTATCCAAGAGCTGTAAGCGGTGGATACTTATATCAACAAGAATTGGGGTTTAACGATGATGGTTCTCCTATGACAAATGTTTTTATTGAAAGTTCTGATCTAGATATAGGAGATGGTGAACAGTTTTCATTTATAAAAAGAATCATACCTGATTATAAATTTATACAAGATGATAATAGTGGTAATGTAAATGTAGTTCTTAAAACTAGAAACTTTCCAGGTGATAGTCTTACTACTAATTCAACAAGTGCAATAAGCTCTTCTACACAACAAGCATTTGTAAGAAGCCGATCAAGACAGATAGCACTTAGGTTTGAGTCTGATGATGATGCTTCTAATAATGGCAATTTATCTATAGGATGGAGGCTAGGATCTACTCGTATAGATATAAAACCAGACGGTAGAAGATGAGCAAACTATTACAAACACAGCTACCGATAGCTAGTGATACAGTTACATCTGATGTTTTTAACAGATTAGTTAGAATACTAGAAATAAATTTAGGTGCTGTAGATCTTGATAATGTCCGACAAATAAATGACGCAGAAAAAAATACACTTAAATTCAATGATGGCAGCATTATATGGAATACTACTGTAGGTGTTCTACAAGTATATACAGGTAACAAATGGGTTGATATTGGTGATAGAACATTGCCTCAAGGATTTGAGATGACATCAGCCTTAGGTGAAGTTTCTGTAAAAACTAATGGTAATATAACCATAACTTTATGAGTGATACAGCAGAAGATTTAAATTACCAAGTTAAAAACCTTTTACTTGCTTATCCTTCTGATTGGTACATACAAAAAGACACTTTTGATGCTGTAAAAGACTCTATACAGCCAATAGTAAACTTTTATGAAGACAGTGGTGTTGAGCCTAGACAAGACACAAAACTCGATAATATAATCAAAGAACCATTAAAAGATGTCTATACAGTGCCATTTTTTTCAGAGAAGTTTTGCGACATACTTCTAGATGAAATGAAGAACTTAGAGGCACATTTTGGCTTTAACCCTAACCCAGAAGAAGATAATTTACGGCAAATACCAGAAATAACTTTTCAAGATAATTGTCCTCAAATCTTTCAATCTCTAATGCAAACGATATATACTATAGGAAATCCTATATTTTTGAATATTTGGAACCGACACGTAGATAGTGGTGGAATACAAATAGCCAACTATAATTTAAGGGATAAAAAACAAGGTGCTTGGCATCACGATGCAAGTGCTGATATTAGTATGGTAGTTCCTTTGAACACTGGAAAGTACAAAGGTGGCGGAACTGAGTTTTTAAAACGTGGTACAGTCGAGCCCTTACCTACAGGCCACGCTCTTATTTTTCCGAGTTTTACTCATATGCACAGGGGACTTGCAGTAGAATCAGGAGATAGATACTTATTAGTATTTTGGTTAAAATGTTTACAGGAATAATAGAGCATGAATAGAATAGATAACTCAGGAACAGGCATAGCAGGTTTAGGAAGAGGAGAAGACAGTATGCTTGCCCACGTAGCACCAGGAGAAATGGTAGTCCCACCAGTTATTTCTCCACAAACACAACAAATAATACAACAAGAAATGATGTCTGCTGGACTAGATCCCAATGAATATACTGTGGGTCAAGGCATGTCTATTAACCCTATTACAGGTATGGCAGAGTTTGGCTTCCTTAAGAAGCTTGGTAAAAGTTTAAAGAAAGTAGTTAAAAAGGTAGCTCCTATTGCAGGTGCCCTGTTAATACCTGGAGTTGGAGGTGCACTAAGCGGTGCTTTAGGTGGTGTAGGCAGTGCTATTGGTGCTGGCATGAGTAAAGTTGGTTTAGGTGGTCTTGCAAGTACTTTAGGCAATGTTGGATCTAGTATTTTGAGCACCGCAGGAAATATAAGAGGCGGCATAGGCGGCATGTTAGGTATGGGTGGTGAACAACCTGCTCAACAAACCATACAAGAAGGCGATACTCTGTATAGCATTTCACAAGCAACAGGTGTTCCAGTAAATGATCTTATGAAAGCAAACGGCATTACCGATCCTACAGCTTTAGTTATTGGCAATACCATAGCAATACCAGGTGTCAATGCACCAAGCACAAGCGGTGGTTTTAATATTGGCAGAACAATCTTAGGTAAAGGCAACACACCTGGATTTATAAAAGGTATTGAAGATTCTATAAAAGGTCCAGATGGGCAATTTGGTGGAGGAGATGGTAGCTTTATGGGAGTTGGGTCAGGTGGTATTAATCCAGGATTAGCTGCTATGGCCGCACTTTATGGAAAAGCTGTCAAAGAAGATTATAAGAAGAAAGAAGGTGGACTTAAAGATATAAGACAATCTGTAAGACCAGACTTGATGCCTCAACAAACATTCCAAGGTTTTGATCTAGGTATTAGAGGTGCTGCTGAAGGCGGACTACAAGAACTAGATATGCGTATGGGTGGTCCTTCAATAGGTCCAGGAACAGGTACAAGTGATGATATACCAGCTATGTTAAGTGATGGTGAGTTTGTTCAAACAGCAAAAGCTAACAATGGTTTAGGTGGGTTTAAAATAACTAAAACTGAAACAGGTATAGAGCTTATACCAAACGGTAAACCAAATAGACAAAAGGGTGCAAAAAATATGGATACGCTTATGAAAGTATTTGAAAACTATAACGATATAGGTAGAGTCTAATGGGTTTTTTATCAAAAGCATTTAAAAATCAAATTATGTCACCTATTGGTAGACCAATTCCTGCTATGGGTGTTAGGCCTATGTTAAGAGAGCCTGGAATAGATATAGCAGGTGAAAGAAGCATATTTGGGCAGCAAAGCCCATTTGGTCCACCTTTAACTCCACCTGTAAATATTAGTGGTCCAGTTTTACCACGTAGAGACCCACGTATAATCCCACCAAGACCACGATCAATAGGCGGCATAGGTGGTATTAATCAACCACAACCAATTATGCCTATAAATGTTCCTGGCGGTGGCGGTATTGATTATGGTGGTGGCGAAGGACCTCCGTTATTACCTCTACAACCACCAAGTATAGGAGGTCCTATAAATATTGGCACTCCGATTACTGGTCAACCTTTAGTTCCTGGTAGTGGAAATGTACCACCAATACAAGATGATGGTTTAGTAACTGATCCATACGGCAATAGAATAGATCCTAACAATTTACCAGATAATATGGTTTTAGAAGATGGCGGCCTTAAAGGAGGCATGAGAGCTGTATTTGCACCAGACTACGCATTACAACCAAATGATCCAGGCTATATGAGTAACGATCAAGGATTCAATCGTGGTATTGAGCAAATAATTAGACCACCATCAATCGGTGGTCCAGGTGGAGGTATAACTTCTATAGGACAAATAGGTCAAGATCCTAGAATACCTAGAATGATTAATGAAAATCCAATACCTTTTGATCCTAATACACCAGTAGATATAAGTAATATTGGTTCAGGCGTACTTGATCCTGGAAAACCTATACCTAGTATGGGTCCACCTAAACAACTTAAACCAGTAGAACTAAACGACTTTGGCTTTGGTCCAGGTATTAGACCTTCAGAGATTATTACTCCAGATGGACAGTTTATTGGCTCTGGAGGCGTAACACCACCAACTACAACACCAGGAAGTGGTATAAAACAACCTATGCCTGTAAATGATGGTCCTGGAAGCATGGGCAGACCTGTAGCTCCAATATTAGGTGGTAGTGATTTTTTACCAAAACCTCCAGGTGATTTAACAGGTATAGGACAACCACTTAGAAATGAAATAGGTCCTATAGGCGGAAGTAATGCGGATCTTTTTGATCCTAATGTTTCTGCTGGTTCTGGATTTTTTGATGATCCTCTAGTACCTAAAATGATTAATGAGAATCCAGTATCTTTTGATCCTATGGGTCCACCTAAACAACCTAAACCAGTTGAACTACCAGACTATGGCTTTGGCCCAGGCATTAGGCCAACAGAAATTCGTGGGCCAGATGGAAGAATTATTGGCCCAGCAGGTGTAACACCTCCACCACCTATTTCAGATCCAGTAGTTGATCCTGTTACACCAACAGTTGACCCAGTAGTTACACCAACAGCTCAAACAGACCCTACACAAACACAAATGGCTATGGGTGCAATGGATCCAGTATTGTTACAACAATCTGCATCTGAAGTACAAACAGACCCATTATTAAGATCTTTATATTTTGGAACAGCAGATCAACCAGGTTTTTACAATCAATTACAGCAAGCAGGTGCTAATCTAATTGGCAGTGATGTACCATTACAACAAACTGCAGGATTGTCCCCACTAGAATTATTAGCTAGACAACAGGCTATTTCTGGTATTGGTGGTTTTGAACCATTTTTACAACAAAATCAAAATTTAGTTAATCAGGCTATAGATCAATCTAGGAGAGCAGAAACACTTAGAGATCCTTACTATGGTAGAGCTGAAAGACAGATGCAAATTGGTGCAGGAGAAGAATTACAAGGTATTGGTCAAGCACGTGGAATTACTACAGGAGCTACAGATAGATTTGGTGGTTCTCTAGGAAGACTTGGAAGACAAGCTATAGGTAGTACACAAAATTATGGTGGAAGTCTTGGTGAATCAGAGGATTTACTAAGAGGAACATTAGGTGCTTATGATCCAGGCATGACTCAACAGTTCTACAATCCTTATGAGGATAGAGTAGTACAACAAACCATTGATGATGTATTAAAAGCTGGAGACAAGCAGGATATAGCATCAAGAGCTCGTGAGATTAGCTCTGGTGCCTTTGGTGGTAGTAGAGCCAGGCTTGGAGCAGAAGAACGTAGAGAGTCTTTAGGTAAAGGTTTAGCACAAGCTTTAGGTAACATAAGATCACAAGGATTCCAAAGTGCTCAAGCAACTGGACTAGGTGAGTTTGCAAGACAAAGAGCTGCTGAAAGAGCTGCAAGTAGTGGCTTGGCTGGATTATCTGGTTCAAGACTTGGAGCACAACAACAACTTGGAAGTACCCTTAGAGGTCTAACAGGTGATCAGTTTGGTGCACAACAGCAACTTGCTAGTAGTCTGATGGGATACGGTGCGGCTGGTTCAGGTGCAAGACAAAATCTTGCTACTGGGTTGCTTGGTATAGGACAACAAAGAGGTGCTGGTGCTTCAGCATTAGGATCACAATTAGCTGGATATGGCTCGCAAATTGGTGGTATTGGTCAAACTCAAGAACAAATGAGAGCAGGTCAAAGAGGTGAGCTATCAAGATATGGTACAACTGGCAGAGGTATTGCCGAAACTGGATTAGGTAGAATATATGAGCAACAAATGGGACAACAATTACGTCCGCTAGGTGTTTTGGGACAAATTGGTTCTATGTTACCTGGTTATCAAGGATCAAGAACACAAATAGATTCACAGTATGGTATGCCTACAGATCCAACCGCAGCAGGATTAGGAGCTGCATTTAGTGCTTACGGTGCTATGGCTCCTAAACAAGGTAGCATTTGATGAATTTTCTTAATAGAAGAATGTTCCAAAATGGTGGTTCTGTTACTTATGCAAATGGCAAAACTGATAATATTAGTGTAGAGGACTTTACACAACAAATAAGCGTGCTTCCTGATAAAGATTTATTTGCATTAAGTAATAGTGTAAAAGCAGGTCAAATATTATTTAGCCCTGAGTTACAGTCTATTTTAAATTCCGTTATTGATAGAAAAGCTATACCATTTACAAAAAATATGAATAAGCAATCAAGTATTTCTTCCTTAAAAGATGTAGGTAGAGTTGCAAAAGGTTTATATTTACCAGCGATTAGTGGTTTAACAAGGCAAATATTTTCTGAAGAACAATTAGAAAATATGCCAGGTGCAAAATCACTTGCAGAATATGATTCACCTTTTTATGGAGAAGGAGCACAAGGATTTAGAGATACAGCAGATAGAGGCGGAAGATCTGCTGAAGAGCTTGCTTCGATACTAAAACCAACAGTACAAGACTTTTCTGAAGAAATAGCAGAAATCAACGAACAACCAATAGAACCAGCTCCAGAAGAAATTAGCGATGTATTAGAACCAAATATAACTGCAGAATTGCCTGAACAATTACCTACATTAATACCTGTAACAAGCGGAGAACCAGTAGGTCAATTATATGATATTGGTAGTGTTGGTCGTGCTGAACAAGATGCAAGAAGACTAGCATATGAAAAATCTATAATAGACAAAGATGAATTTGGGTTTCCTTTACCAGAAGGTAGACTCTTACAAGATGAAACAATTACAGAAGCTTTGAAAGAATTACAACCTGCAGAGCTTAAAGTTAACATAGATAAAACAGAAGCTGATACTTTATTAGATACACAAAATAAGTTTGATGGTAAATTCGATCCACCAAAAATTACTTTAGATAAAGTTGACACAACAAAAACTTTAAAAGATAGAGATACAAAAACAATTCCTGTTATAAAAGAAACTTCTGGTGTGTTTGGGTCAGATAGATTTTTAGATTTTATAAGAAACGTTGGCGGTGAATTAGTTAGAACAGGGCAAATGGGTGAAGGTTTAGCATCTGGAGCTGCAAAAGCATCAGAGGAAAGAGCAGCAAGAGAACTTCTACAACAACAAGAAGATAAAAAATATAAAAGAGATTTAGCTCTTGCAGTTGCTGTAGAGGCTGCTAAAAATGCTGGTACAGATCCTTTTACGGTCAGTGAGGTAAAGACAATTACTACTGAAGAAAAGGAGTTAGCTGAAAATATAAGAGGATTTAACAAAAGTGCAAATACACTTTCTAACTTAAATTACGTAATAGAGACATTAGAAGCTGGTGGTGCTACTGGTATAAGAGGTTTTTTTGGTGAAGCAACAGATATGATTGAAGCTGCCATAAAATCTGATACTGGTGAAAGTTTTGAAGACTTAGAACCACGTACAAGAGCTAATGCATTATTAAATGTGTTACGACAAGCCAACGTAAGAGAGATATTAGGAGAATCTGGTAAAACTATTTCTAATTTAGATAGGCAAATAGTTGAAGACGTGTTTGGTGATATTAAAATTACCACACCAGTTTCCATATCAATTAAAAAACTTGAAGACAGTAGAGTTAGAATTGTAGATGGTATGATGGAACAACAAAATAAAGTTATTGCAGCTAAAAGCTTCTTTGATAAAGTAGGCGTTGAATCAAATGTTTACAATATTAATCAACCTATAATTGATCTTATAAAATCTTTTTCTATTGCTGAAGCCAACACTTATATAGAGGATAGAACTGCAATGGATCAATCAATCACAGACATAGATTATCGTACACCAGGTACCTAAATATAATGCCAAGGTTTAGAGTTAACATAGCACCAGGAGTAGCACACGTTGTTGATGCTGCAACTGAAGATGATGCAAGAAAAATAGTAAGTGCAGAAATAGCTAAAGGTTCTGTATCTCCATTTTTTGATGAGTTATTTTTTGATTATGAAACTGGTGTAAACAATAAAGAATTAAGGCAAAAATTAGGTAGAGCTGAAACCATGGCTGAAGAGGACAAGGTTTTAAATGACATACTTACAAGGTTGGATAAAACTAAATCGCCTGTTGAACAAGAAGATATAATTGATGGTGAAGTTGGTTCATCTGGTTACATAAGAAATACCAAAGGACAACTAGCCTTGACTCCTGAGGGCCTTGAAATTCTTGGGTTACCTATACAACAAAGAAGACTACAAGATGGTACTTTGGTAAATTTAAACACTATTATTGATGAAAATGATTTTAATCTTAAAACTGGGGATTTATCTGACTTTTCAGGCATAGCTGGTCCTGTAATAGGAACTATTGCAGCATTTATGCCACAAGCTAGAATTATAAAAGGTTTTTCAACGTTGTTAGGCGGTAGACAACCTATGGCAAGAATGTTAGCTGCTGGTACAGGTTCTGCTGGTGGTAAAGCTGGTGAAGAATACCTTGATGCACAAGAAGGTTTCCAATTACAAGATCAAGAGGAGTTGCGTAAATTAATTGGTTTTGAATTTGGTATTGGTTCTATTGGTCAAGGTCTTTTTGGCGAGGTTCCAGCAAAACTATATAACTTATTATTAGGTAAAAGAGCACCTATTGACAATCAAAGATTGATGAACGTTATGTCAAAAAATTTAAGTTATAAAGATGTTGTCAAGCTTGATGAAGGTTTAGGTAGAGCTGCTACACCAAAAGAAATAGCTAGAGCTGTAAGAGATGGTAGAGTTAAAAAGTTTGATTGGAAATATTCAAGAGGGGCAATACCAGCACAGGCATCATTGGAAAAAATGTTACCTGGTAGGTATCAACAAATCTCTGAACAAGTCTTAGGTAACAATAGAGATATTGCAAATAAAAATGCTTTGTTTGCTGAGTTAGACTACATACTTAATGGTATTAAAAAAGAAAGAGTAGCTTTGGATTCTTATATATCAGAAACATCTAAAGGTAGATTAGATGAATCAGTAAACAAAGCCTTACAAAAATTAAGAAACCAAGAAAAAGATGTTACGGAAAGTTTGAAAAACATGCTTAAAGATATTGGTGCAGATGTTATTGAGATAGGTAATTACGGCCAAGTGCCTAGCAGAAGAGAGTTTGGTGAAACATTAAAAGATGTGATGTTTCGATCTCGAAGTGCTGTCATGCGAGAAAGTGGTGAAAGATATGGCAAAGTTGACCAAAAGTTTTTAGATATTTCTGACCCAAGGGGTAAGGAAGAAATAGTAAGAACTGTTGGTGGTAGAGAAGCAGTGACTGGCCCAGCACAAGAAGCACGTATTATAAACAAAACTGTCAATAGTGTTGTAAACAAATATGTTTTACAAGCACAGCGTTTGGTTGCTGATTATAAAAATAGTAGTAATACATGGAATTTACAATCACCAGGCACAGATATTAAGACTAGCGTAGTGCAACAACTTGATGCAGTGTTAGAAGGAATGAGAAGAAGATCACAGGGAGTATTAGATGACGCAAGAGATGAAGCAGGAGAATTAATTGCTGGAGTTAATTTAAAACAAATTAGGAATGATGTAAGCAGATTAAAAGATTTTCATACAGAAGTTGTTGGGCGTTCACCTGAAGGCCGTCTATTAAGTGATGTTGTAAAATTATTTGATAATTATAAACCAAATCAACAAAATGCTGACAGTATGCTTACTGAACTGGTTGATACAGGTAGAGCACAAATTGCAGCAGACTTAAAAAAAGCTGGTATAGATGAAAACCCAATTTTAAGTAACAGGATTAAAACAGCTATTGAAGATTTAAGATCAGCCAATAAAAATCATTACGAAAGAATGAGGCCATTTGATAAAGTAAAAATGGATGCTTTAATTTCAAATGCACAAAAAGGATCTATTAGTGCTGATGATGTATATAAAAGAGCTATATTAAGTGGAGAGCCTGGTGAATTTTCAGACATTGTAAATGCGTTACGTGGTTACGATGAATATCTTGCAAGAACAGGACAAGCTACTTTTAAAGATGGTAAACAGGTTTTGAAAGAAGTAGAACTAAAATCACAAATCAAACGAAGACTTTTTAATGATGCTTTTAGAGTGGCAACAAAAGATGATTTAACAAGTGTCAACTTTACTGATTTTGCAAGACAAATGAAAAAATTTGATATGGAAAATCAAGGTAAGTTTGAAGAACTGTTTAAAGACCCAGTTACTAAAAGAAGTTCTGGAAAAGATGTTTTACGAGCTATTGACCAGTTAAATATGATTGGTCCAAGAATTAAACCACAAGATTTAAAAAGCTTAGTAAATGATTTTACTATAGATTTTAAAGGCAAAGGATTAGATGCTTATGCTTCAGGTACAAAATTTATTGACGAATTAAAAGCTTTAGCTGCAGCTTCAGACGAAAGATTAAAATTTGAAGCTAATAGAGCTGTTTCAAGATTACCTGAAGTCGGTATTGAAGAAACAGTTAACAGCATTTTTAGACCTGGTGGTTCAGCTAATATTATTAAATTAAGAGGTGTTGTTGATGACGAAGCCTTTAACAGCATACAACAGGCTAGTATGCAAAAACTATTAGCAAAATCTATTGACTTCAATGGAAAAGGCAAAGTTACTGATGTATTTAAACATCAAAATCTTAAAACAGCTTTAGATTCATACGGAGATGAAACACTAGAAGCTATGTTTGGAAAAGAACTTGCAAAAGATTTACGAACATTTCAAAAAGAAATAGACATTCTTACTATTGGTGAATCTGGTAGAGGGGCAGGAGGTGCTGGTGGTTTAGTCGCTGCAGGTATAGCTGCTACCATTATATTTACACCTTTAGCTACCTTACCAATAGTAGCAGGACTAGCAGTTGCTAGATCTTTATTTGGTAATAGAGCTTTTGTAAGATTGATGACAAAAACAGATCCAGGATCTATCTCACAGGCTTTTAAAATATTTAATAATACATTAAGACAATTTGGATTAAGATTTGTAGATGGACAAATACAACCTTTTGGTGAATCTGTTGCAGATGTATTAGAAACAGGTATACAAGATGCTGCAACTGAGGCAGGAGTTACTGGCGGTGATGTAGAAGGTATTACAGATGAAGGTCTTAATATATTTCAACAACTAAGAGAACAAGTTACTGCACCACTCAAAACCTCAGAACTACAACTACCAGATGTTCAACCTATGCAATCACCAACAGATCCACTATCTCAAGAACGTATAGACTTTGCAGAACAAGTTGCTGGTAGGCCAATAGTTTAAACAATAAAAAAGGGAGCTGTTACACTCCCTTTCTTTGTTCTCAAGGTTGTTATCCCCATTGGTCTGCCATAGCTTTGGCAAGACCTGGGAAGAAAGTGCTTCTTATTTTCCAACGATCTGGACCAGGAGGACAATTATGTATGTCATTCCTAGCTGAAGTCCCGTCTAAAGTACCTGTGGGCTTGAGAATTGGTAAATTCTTTAACCATAAGCAGGTTGCTTTAGAAACATTATCCTGGCCTTCTGGATCATCTCCGAATTGCCAGGGTTGGATCTTCTGATCGTAATGCTTGTAGTTTTTAATCCTTTTCTTTGCATATTTATGCATAATTGGATTTTCAACTGCAATTTTGGGTATGTCACTATTCCAAAGATCTTGAAATAAATTTGTACCCTCTCTTAAATCCCTAACCATTTCCTTTACTGTTTTTCCAGGAGGAGGTGATTTCAACCACCTAACTCCCGAATTGCAAAGTCTGGTACAGGGAGGGTGTGCTACCATCATCATGTCCCAGTTTTCCATTTTCATAACTTTTCTAATGTCATCAGTAATGTGTCTATTAGATCCGTCATCACTTGGAAGAATGTCACAAGACCAGGCATCATGCCCTTTGTCTAAGAAAGCATTTCTTACAATCCCTGAGAACTCACATGCGATTAAAATCTTCATGTCAGTTTCTCCTCTTATTTTTATTTTTAAGAACAAACTAGCTCTAGGCTAGAATTTCATTATAACACAAAAGTTACAATTTGTAAACTATGGGTTTTTAACTATCCTCAAAGAAAGTAGGATCAACCGCAACAAACCTCTTTGCTGGTCTGCCTTTACCACCAACTTTAATCTCAACCTCTTGTATCTCCCCTGCATTCTTAAGCCTTTCAATAATCTCTTTTACTTCATAAGACTTCATACTTCTAAATAGTTCATGTCTATCTACTTCACGTTTAGATATACCCTCACCATTCCTAGATCTAATAAATGATAATACTTGTTTAATCTTAGATTCTGTTGCACTACTGGCCACCTTATCTCTACAGGCTTCTATGAATAATAAGTCGTAGTATCTAATAAAATCTACAGCCCAACGTGTAACATCTCCTGTAATGGCTTTAGCGTCTGCATTTGTTGCTAAAGTACATAACAAAGACAAACGCATAGCTTTTTCCTTAGAACGGCTTAGAAGTGGCTCTAGGTTATCTTTTTCTAGTATATCTTGTCGTTTAACTATCTCTCGTGCAAAGTCTTGCAGTATCTCCTCTGATTCCCTATCAAAGTTTAATACTATTTGATCTAGGTCAAGCTCTGCATTATCACGAGATAAATCACTCATGGTGCCTCTTTGTCTTCTTATATAATTTACCCAGTTCACAATAGAGGTTGGTGGCGATGTGAATCTTTTAAGCTCACCCACTCTTCTCGGCTCTGTAGATTCAACAACTACAAAACGGTTTAGGAACCCGTCTGCAATCCTGCCACCATTTAACGCTTTATAAAAATTCTTAGGTACTGACAAACCAACCAGTGTAATAGCTGGTTTATGTGTTACACGATTCATCATCATTTCTTTGTATTGTTCTTGCACATTCATAAGTGAGTAGTTATCTGGTCGCAAAGTACCATGACAACGACCCCATGCTTCCATAAGTGTTTGTATACCATCTTCTCTATTAGTGTTGGTTGATGCCCCTATTGCTTCTAGTCTTTTACCAAACTCATCCATTATGGTTATCTGTGTTGGCCTCATCTTTAATACAGAATGCACAGCACCACTTGAGGTGTAGCCATCTCCTACAATTAGCTTTTCATGGTCACTAGCATTCAGCACACCTTCTACAAATGTTTTAATGTTTTCTTTACCTTGCCCCGATTTAGCAATACCCATGAAGTACATAGAAGAAAAGTTATTCATGTTGGTTCTATATATACGGCCACAAGTAACACTAGCTAGTGCCAGTGCACCTATCAATGATAGTTCTGGTTGTGGCACCTGTGCTATCTCCTCACAGAACTTAAACATGTCTTTAAGTAATCCTGGTGGGTTGAATAAGTCTTTTGGTTTCTGTATGCTTTCTGATGCTTGGATAAATAATGGTGCGATTCTATTTTTCCTATCGTGTGTGCTTTTAACACTCTCTACAACGCTGTCTATCTCTGTTTGTGGTAATGGAGGATTATTATTTTTATTCCAATTCTGCAGAAATATTTTTACAAATTGTAGATTAACGTTCTTAGATATTAGGTATCCAGCTATCCTTGCAGCTCCATCATTCCTAGATCCCTCCATAACACCATCAAGTGAAAATGGTGCAGTTTGTACTCCTGTTTCTGTTTTTGGGACACCTGTAATTTTTTGAAACTCAACCTCTGTAAAATCTGGTAAATCATTGTGATCATGTACCTTCCAATCAGTAAAAGTTACAGGCTTATATACTTGGCCGTTTGCGTGTCTGTTCCATGGTGCAATAATAAGACCGCCAACACCTCTTATATCTATTAATCTTTCTATGGGTGTTTCTGCAGTTCTTCTTGTTGCAAAGGTAGTATAGTTTTGTGGATTGTTATAATAGTAATGCATACCTTTACCAGTTATAACTTTAAATGGACAAGCAGGCATATTGTTCTCAACCCAATCCATAGCCTCTGGTGAATCAGCATCAACGACCACAAACTTACCGCAAACTAAAGCAACTTGTAAGTTATCTCTACCCTTAAACCATGATTCTACAAGGGTTCTAGCAGGCCTTACCTCTTTGTATTGCTCCCAACTACCTAGAAAAGATGGTGGTTTCTTGTTAGATCTTTGTAAGGGAACTACGTTATAGCCATCATCATAATAGGCGAGTGCTTGCTCCAAGGATGTATCGTCCTCGGTAATATTAAGCTGAAACACACTAAGCTTCTTGTGCTATATCATTTACTGATCCATAGATGCATTCAAAATCTAATCTGCCATCAGTAGCTTTAATAATTTGTTTGGCTTGATTAATAGTAGGTTGCCTATAACCATATCTCCATGACTTACATGAAGCCTCTGAACAACCAAAATCCTCTGCGGCTTTTTTCTGTCCAAGAAACTCAATGTATTCTTTAAGAGTGTATCTTTTTACAACTCTGTCGGTATGATTAGGTTTAACCCCAAGTGTTTCAAATTCTTTTAGTTTTTGTGATGATAATGACTTCATTCTATGATAATAGTTTGCTTGCCATACTAGATCTTCTCTATTGGTATCTTCCATGTTTTTCTCCTCGTAACTTTTATTTGAAAAATAATTACACATTGTAGATAAGTAGTATATAATATGCAAGTTAATTTTTAATTTTAAAGGAGATAGAGAAATGGAATTATCAAGTAGAATAGTATCTCCGCAAAAGTTAGTTCAAGACCAAGGTGCAAAAATCTTGGTGTATGGAATGGCTGGAGCGGGTAAAACAACATTAGCTAAAACTTGTCCTGGTAAGGTGCTTGTCATAAGTGCTGAAGCTGGATTGTTATCTATTAAAGATGCAAACAATGTAGAGGCTATTGAAGTAAAAGAAGCATCAGAGGTTATGGAACTACACGATGCTTTAAAGTCTGGCAAATTACAATATGACACAGTGTGCTTAGATTCAGTATCTGAAATAAGCGAGATCTTATTGACATGGGAGAAGTCTCGTAGCAAAGATCCACGAATGGCATATGGTAATGTCCAGGAATCTGTAACAAATTTAATGCGTGCTTTTAGAGATTTAAACATGCATGTATTATTTTTATGTAAAGAAGATATAGTAAATG